TACCTTATCAGTAACTTCTACTGGTAACTTGGTATTAACTTCTGCTAATACCATGTCGCTAAATTCTACTGGTAACTTGGTATTAACTTCTGCTAATACCTTATCAGTAACTTCTACTGGTAACTTGGTATTAACTTCTGCTGGTAGCTTGTCGCTAAATGCGATAAACTTTTTGAACGCAAACACAAATAGTTTGGGCCTAAGTCGAATCCCAGCTGAACAGTTTTATAGACTTGATTCGGCTTTGGTTGGAGCAAACGCTACAGGGGCGCAATCCATTTTGGGGGTAGGTGTCACTTTGGTGGCTTCAACTGTGTATCAATTTGAACTGGTTTTTTGTTTGGTGAAATCAGCAGGAACAACATCTCACACAATTGGTGTTGGGTTTGGTGGAACTGCTACTTTAAACAATATTGGATTTAGCGTAATTTTTGCTCAATCCGCAACAACCGGAACGGTTAATGGACAACCAGCGGCAAGTTCCAATCAGTTTTATATTTTGCAAGCCACGAATACCACAATTAGCGCCGCAATTTCGGCGGCCGCCCAAGCGTTTTACCCCGTTATTCGTGGCACAGTCTCTGTTAATGCTGGTGGAACCTTTATTCCACAATACTCATTGTCTGTTGCGCCCGGTGGCGCATATTCAACGCAAATTGGCAGTTATTTCAAAATCTCACCGCTGGCAGCTTCTGGCTCCAACGTAAACATTGGAACGTGGGCTTAATATGGCATCAATCATTAGTGCAGACAACGGTAGTATTTCTGGTTCAGCTGGGTTAAAGTCATCTGCTGACAGCAGCGGTATTTTGCAACTACAAACTGGTGCAAATATTACTGCTTTGACCATTGACGCAAGCCAAAACATTACTTTTTCAGGTACCGTAACATTGGCCAACGCAATAGTTACGAATCCAACGGTCACTAACTATATTGAGACTGCATACGTTGCAAATACTAGCACAGCATTAACTGTTTCGCTGGCTAACGGAACAATTCAAATTCTGACACTGACAGGGAATGCAACCATCACAATGCCGACTGCTGTTGCCGGTAAATCGTTTGTAATATTTTTGCGGCAAGATGCGACAGGCTCAAGGTCAGTGACATGGTCTACGGTTAACTGGCCAGGAGCTACAGCCCCAACCGTTACAGGCACTGCTTCTAAACAAGACATCTTTTCGTTCTTCTCGGACGGCACAAGCTGGTACGGCACGACCATTGGCCAGAATTATACAAAATAAGGTCACATAATGTTTGGAGCATCGAAGTCAGGTAGTGCTGCGGCAACAGATCCGCAATTTGAATATGTTACGGCTCTTATAAGTGGCGATGGAACTAATGGCGCACAAAACAATACGTTTATAGATTCATCTGCTAATAACGCAACAATAACTCGTTTTGCAAACACAACACAAGGCACATTTACGTCTTACGGAGATTCTTGGAGTAATTATTTTCCTGGCAGTTCTTACTTTACTTCTGCAGCACTTGCAACAAATCGGTTATTAGGCGATTACACAATTGAATTTTGGTTTAATCAAACGGTAGCGGGAAAACAAGGGCTGGTAACTGTTACGGCGACAGCAAGTTCTGGCCAAGCTGGAATGTCTGTCTATATTGACAGTGCTCCAAGCAATAGTTTGACTTTGTTTATTGACGGTAACGTCACTACAAATACTTCAGCAACAAATGTTTTTACCATTAATACTTGGAATCATATTGCTGTTGTTTATACTTCATCAGCAACTCAAGCCAAGGTATATCTTAATGGAACTTCTGTTGTAACGCTTACTCGCACTGCAACTTTTTCGACTAATCCAGTAATTAGTATAGGTAGAATTTTTGGTGATAATACCGGCAGCACTTTTAACGGGTACATCAGTAATGTGCGTATTTTAAAAGGTACTGCGCTTTACACGGCAAACTTTACCCCACCAACAACGCCATTCACTGCAATTGCAAATACACATTTTTTGGGGTGCAACTCAAATAATTTTTTAGATAATGGTCCTAATGCTTTTCCATTAACTATCACCGCGGTGATTCCTAGTGTTCAGCGTTATAGTCCTTTTGGTAACTACAGTTTGACACCACCTAGTTATTCAACAAGTTTTAACGCCACTACAGGAAACACTAGTACAGATTACATAACTGTGCCTTATTCAGCAAGTCACAATTTAGCAGCCAACAACTTTACTATTGAGTCTTGGATTTTTCCCAAAGAAACACCTGCAGTAAGTTACGGCATTATCAACAATTGGCAAAATGAAGGTGAATTTAGTTTTAATATGTCAAGCAGCCGACTTTTAAAATTTGGTTGGACTAATGCAGCTTCTGGTAATACTACATCTGATTTAAACGGAACTACTGCTACTATCACCTTAAATACTTGGAATCATGTAGCTGTTGTTAGAGATGGTGCAACAATGAAACTCTATGTAAATGGAGTTGCCGATGCTACTACTTTTAATAATGGTGCAAACACAATTTACTATTATAACGGCACCGCTAAAGACTTGCGTATAGGTGTAGGTAATGATCTTGGCGCTGGTACCTACTTTAGTGGGTATATTTCAAATTTAAGGTTGGTTAATGGAACTGCAATTTATACTGCAAACTTTACACCACCAACGGGCCCATTAACATCAGTAGCCAATACAAGATTATTAACTTGTCAAAATACAACACTAATTGACAACAGTACTAATGCTTCAACATTAACACCAACAACTTCACCAAAACCCAAAGAATTCAATCCGTTTAGTTATAATACTAGTTCAACACAATCTTATAGTCCTGCGATACACGGAGGTTCATTGTATTTTGATGGCACCGGTGATTATTTAACTATACCGTATAACGCTGCGTATAATATTGCTGCTAATACATCGATGTGTTTTGAGGGATGGGTTTATACAACCAGTACAAATACATTTGTTATGGCCAATAGAAATTGGGCGTTTGGAAGCACAGGCCCAACTTGGGGATTTTCTATAAATAGCGGCATTACTCCAACTTGGAACCTTGCGGGTACTGGTTCTGCAACATATGTTATGGCTCAATCTGCAATCAATGGAGTGTTGGGTCAATGGAATCATTATGCGTTTACAAGAGATGCCAGCAATGTGGTTAGAATATTTGTAAACGGAGTGTTAGGCGTAAGCAGAACAGACAGCCAAGCTATGACATCTGTTAGCGGCTCTATATTTGTAGGTGTTTCTAGTAACTTAGCAAGTCCATATGCATTAGGATATATGACTGATGTGCGTTTTGTAGTGGGATCTCCGGTTTACACTGCAAACTTTGTACCTCCAGATACACCTTTAACTGCAATTGCAAATACTCAATTGCTTCTTAACGGAACAAACGCTGGCATTTATGATGGTTCCTTGATGAATGACTTTGAAACTCTTGATAATACTCAAATTAGTACATCAGTAAAAAAATATGGCACTGGTTCGATATCTTTTGATGGCACAGGCGATTGGTTGCTTGTGCCAGATAATGTAAATCAACAATTAACTGCTGGTGATTTCACGATTGAGGGATGGGTCTACCTTAATGCTATTGGTGTGGCTTATGGAATTGTTAGCAAAGGTGCAGCAGCCACTGGGTGGTCAGTAAACATCACATCAGGCAACAAATTACAGTTTAGTTATACAGCGTCTAACTTGACAGGAGGCACTTCTTTAGCGGCATCTACATGGTATTACTTTTCTGTGGTTCGTTCTGGAACAGCAACAGGTAATTTAAAACTATATCTCAATGGTCTCTTGGAGGCAACGAGTGGGGGTGCTGTAACTGATAGTTTCACACAAACAACATCACTGTATGTCGGAGCAAGCAGAACAGGCACAACAGCTTTAAACGGATATATTGATGAGTTGCGAATCACTAAAGGATATGCCCGTTATACTGCTAACACCGCGGCACCAACACAAGCTTGGCCAAGATCATAAGGATTAACATGGAAATTGCAATTATACAAAATGGTATTGTTACTCAAATAGGACAGTACCAATCTTTGTTCCCAAATACTTCATTTCCCATTAGTGGGCCAAACGATGACTTTTTTATAGAAAACAATGCCAAAAAAGTTAGTCTGTTTAAATCATACGATAGAACCCTTGAAAAGTTGGTGTCTGCTGAACCGTATGAAGAAGGTGAGTTTGTTTACGTTGTTGCAGTACAACCATTGACTGAAGAAGAAAAATCTGCATTACAACCACTGACTGAAGAATAAAAAAAGTGTCGTTATAATAATTACAAAAATTATATCTTTCAACAAAAGATTTTGTCCACATAACATAAGTATAAATAACATAAAACATATATAATTATATAACTTTCACATAAAAAGGATTCAAAATGAAACGCTTAATTATCGTGGCGGCTCTGTTTGCATTGACAGGTTGTGCTACTCAAGATTACAAAATGTACACAGATACACAAAGATCAATGGCTATTGCACAGTACCAAGCTGATGCACAAGTCGAAACTGCTAAATGGAATGCTCTTGCAGAAGCGGCCAAAACTGGTGATGTTACAGCTAAAGTGGCGGTAGCAATGGCGGTACAAGCATCATCCAATGGTGGTAACGGTGGACTTAAAAATCAACAAAACCAAGTGGCTGCACCAAGATCAATTGGGGATTATGCATTCCAGTGGGCGAGTTTAATTGTTCCAACAACCTCTCAATTCTTAACAGCTGCTTACACAGTTAAGAAACAAACAGATTTAGGTATTGCACAAAGTAATAATGCAGCCGCAACCGCGGCAAGTACTAATGCCGCTATGACAAATATTGCTGGCGCAGGATTCAATGCGGTTACATCAACTACTAACGCAGGATATGCGGCTACAACGTCAATTGCTAATTCTGGTTTTGCATCTAATGCATCAATTGCTAATTCTGGTTTTGCATCAGCTACAGCTATTGCCGGCAAAATTCAAGCGCCACAACCTAATGTAACAATTAGTGGTAACACAGGTGCTTCTATTAACGCAGGTAATGTTGGAACTTCTGCTAGTGGACAGGCTTCATGGTGGGATAGCAGAGATATGAGTAATAAACCTGTTACAACTACAACAACCAGTACATCAACTACTAGCACATTAACTTGCACAACAGGACCTTGCTAAAAGTATTAGACTCTATTAATAACCTCACTTGGTGAGGTTATTTTTTTATCTTTATAAATAGGTAATAAACTATAGGTGCATTACATATGGCAAAACCAACCACAAGAAAATTATTTAAAGAGTATTGCCTACGTAGGTTAGGTTGGCCCGTCATTGATATTAACGTAGATGATGACCAAGTAGAAGATCGTATTGATGATGCCTTATCATTCTTTTATGATTATCATTATGACGGCACTGAAAAAATATACATGAAACACAAGATAACGGCTGAAGATATTAATCGCCGTTGGATTTATTGTCCAGATGCAGTCATTTCTGTAACTAAAGTTTTTCCGTTTGATGATTCCAATTCGTCAATCAATATGTTTGACTTGCGTTATCAATTGCGTTTACATGACTTATACGATTTTACATCAGTAAGTTATGTGTCATATGAAATTACTATGCAACATATTGCAACATTGAATATGTTGTTCTCTGGCCAACCACAATTCAGATTCAATCGTCTACAAAACAAGTTGTTTTTGGATATTGATTGGACTAGCGATAGAGATGTTGGTGAATATGTTATTATGGAATGTTATCGGGCACTGACACCAGATACAATCACATTGACTGGTACATTTGCCGCTAATACAACTTCAAACACAGTTACAGGTACTGGGTCAATTCTTGACCAAGAGGTTTTAGAAAATGACATGGTTACAATTAATGGTGAAGAAAAACAAATACGACACATCAATTCACCAACTCAATTTGTATTAGTAAGTCCAGTAACAACTAATGTTGCAGCTGCGACAATAACAAAAACAGGAGCATCTGATGTTTGGAATGATAGGTTCTTAAAGAAATATGCAACCGCAAAAATCAAATATCAATGGGGAACTAATCTAAGTAAATTTGCTGGCATTCAAATGCCTGGTGGAGTCACGTTGGATGGTCCAAGAATTATGCAAGAAGCTCAAACTGAAATTGATAAAATTGAAGAAGAAATGTATACAATGGGTGGTTTGCCTAGTGAAATTTTTGTAGGATAAAAATGGCAACAAATGTCTATTTTAATCCGTTTCCCAAGAACATAACTTCCGAGCAGCTGCTCGTTGAAGATTTACTTATTGAGGCAATGCAAATCTATGGAATGGAAGTATTCTATTTGCCTAGAAGTAGCCGTGACCAAGTAGATTTTCTATATGGTGAAGATACACTGAAACAATATACCGAAGCGTATACAATTGAAATGTATCTTGAAGATGTTACTGGAATGGACGGTGAAGGTGACTTCATATCTAAATTTGGACTAGAGATAAGAGATGAGGTTACTTTATTAATATCTCGTAGAAGATTTGCTGCAACAGTACCACAAAAAAGACCACAAGAAGGTGATTTAGTTTATGTGCCTCTAGTGCAAAACTTTTTTGAGATTACTTTTGTAGAACATGAAAATAATCAAGCGATGTATTACACATTAGGTCGTGGCCGTGGCGCAAACGTCTATGTGTATGCATTGAAGATGAAACAGTTTGTATTCTCTAATGAAATTATTGAAACTGGTATTAAAGAAGTAGATGAACAGATTAGAGATGCATATCCAAAAACTCGTATTTCGTTGTTGTCTGGTTCAGGTAATTTTGTTGCCGATGAGATAGTTTATCAAGGCGCCAATCTTACATATGCAACTGCACAAGCTATCGTATACAGTACGGTTACAAATTCTTCTGTAGATGTTATTAGATTAATTGGAAACTTTGCAACTGGCAATGTACGCGGTAATACCAGTTCTGCAAACTGGATTATCAATACCGTTTCCGATACTGCATTGATGAATACCGCATTTGAAGATGTTGTTGATAATGCTAGAATCGAATCTGAAGCTGATGGTATATTAGACTTCACAGAAAATAATCCCTTTGGTGAACCATAATGCTAGGTAATGCACATTTTTATAATAGAACAATACGAAAAATTGTCGTAGCTTTTGGCACGATGTTTAACGACATTCAACTACAAAGATATAACAAAAATGGAACAAAGGCTTATGAAATATTCAAAGTGCCTCTTTCATATGGTTCAAAAGAAAAGTATCTAACTAGAATTACATCTGATCCTGATTTAACCAAATCGATTGCAACAACTGTTCCTAGAATGTCATTTGAATTGACAGGAATGAGTTATGATACAAGTAGAAAACTACCAACAACAATAAGAAACTTTTCAGCTAACAATTCTACAACAAGTTTACAAACACAATATTTGCCAGTACCTTATGACTTTGAATTTTCAATGTCAATCTATGTTCGAAATACAGAAGACGGCACACAAATATTAGAACAAATTCTACCATTCTTCACACCAGATTTTAATGTAACAGTTAACTTTATTTCTGGTATGGATCAAAAATATGATATGCCAGTGAAACTTAACTCTGTAAATACAACTACAGATTATGAGGGTGATTTTATGTCCACAAGATTAATCATGTGGGACTTAACATTCACAGCAAAAGCTTATATCTGGCCACCAGTTCAGAA